CGCTTCGTGTCGATTAATACCAGATACATCCTCTGGAGGAGTATTTTTAAGATAGGCCGAAGCACCATCTTTAACAGCTTTAACACCCGAAAGATTCTTCTGACCTACAAGCATCAAGAGATTATCAGTATCTCGTGCAAGTCCCAGATTGTCACTCTCACTTCTTACCTGAATATTTTTAGCAAGAATTCTGTCTTCTTCAATCCTCTTCTGATTAGCAATCTGAGCCGCGTCAGCGTCAAACCTCTTTGGTTCATCGCTTACACCAGCAATTACAGAAGCCCATGCCTTGGTGGCTTCTATATCTCCCTTTTCTAGTGCATCCTTATAATTCTCTTTTGCTTTATTAACAAGTTGAACGACATCATCTTTAGTGCCATCTGCTTTTGCGGCAGCTAGATCAACAGTATATGCGGCAAGTTCTTTAGTAAGGGCAACATCTTTAACAACACCGCTTTGAAGTCCCTTAATAGCCGTACCAGCCATACTAGCTTGCTGAACAGCGGCATTTCGTTCTTCTGGCGTTAAGTTAGTATCAGCAGCAATATTTAGTTGAGAAGAGCGCAGCGTTTCCAATGCTGGTATGTCATTAGCCTTTTCAGCTGATTCTCGAGTCGAACCAGCGTTGGCAATTGACAATTGAACCTTATCGCTAATCAATTTATCAGCGGCACGCTGAGCTCGGTCTTGCTCTGCAGCCTTACGGACTGCTTCTATTCGATTGCGCTCAATCTCTGCTTTGATTGCAGCATCAACAGATAGAATACCCTTGATTTCAATGTTTTGACTGTCGATTGCTTGCTCAGCAATCTTACTACCAAGTCCAAGAATATTCCGCAATGCCTCGTATTGATTGGCTGGGTTGATTACATTTGTCTGAGCCACAAAGCGTGGATCAGTAAGTTGAATAGGTTGAGATCCAAAAGTAGACGGAGAAGGGGCGGCAGGCCCACCAGTAAGTCGTGTTTCCTTAGGCATTAAACAATAGCTCCATGCGCTCGAGCGGTTGCGCGATTGATATCCAGGCCCTGTTGCGAATTCAACAGTCCCATACCAAGGCTAAGGCCTTGCATTCCACCCGTAATACCTGCAAGAACAGTACTCTGAGAATTATTAATTTGCCACTGGGGCATAGAACTAATAGACAGATTCTGTTGATTAAGACGTTGTTCCATTGTAGTCTTGGCCGATTCGCGGGATGCCTGATAGCCAAGAGAGTTAATAGCAGCAAGAGAAGACTGGCTGTCTGCTGTTCCTCGTTCCGCTGCGCTAGCGATAGTGGCACCACGATAGGCATCATACCGACTCTGGATGGCTTCTCGCTTCTGTGCAGCGGCAATCTCACCCTGCGCCTGAGAGACCGCTAGGGTCTTCTTATACGCAAGATTCATCTGAGAGTTTTGATAGTCTGCAATCTTCTTTGCGTTATCGTTAGCTTGTTTTTGTTGAGCATAAGAAGCAGCAGCAGACACAGCTGTCAATGCTACTGCTACGGCTGGTGTAATTGGCATTATGTACTCGCTGCGCTTCTCTTGGATGGCACAAAGTCAACTGAGAATTCTAGACCAGTAATGTTGACTGGAGCACAACTATCAGATCTAATATATAGATCGACAGCCCCAGCCGAACCCATGACCTTGAAATTCTGGCTGTCCTTGTCAGACAAGATATTTTGATTAAGGATAAAGCCAATCGATCCCAGAGCCTTACCCGTGTAAGTATAAACCCTATCGCTGGCTGGTGAAGTACGCGGATCAATAACAAAGTCAAAGAATCCTGTGTTACGATGGTGAACAGAACACTGCTTTAATTGGAGTGATCCAACAGCGGCAACCTGTTGTTGATCTCTAAGATATTGCTTGGACAGTTGAATCTCCATATCAAATGGTCGACCAAATGTTACTGCTGCTGACATATAGTTGCCATTTAAACATACCTGAGTATAACTAGCAGCTAGGGTTTGAAACTCGGTATCAAAACGAACACCCTCTTGATTTCCCCATGCTGAACCAAGAAATGCTTCAGCCAAATCTGGTGCACAGAAAGGAATCGTAAAATATGTCTTTTTAGTAGCTGGGTTAAACGATGTTCCAAAAACATTAAATCTACAATCCAACCTAGGGGTATAAGATGGGAGTGCGTCAGAATGCCTAAGTGGCATTTTCTCAACCCTGAAACGATTAATAGACGCTCCGCTAATGATTCGACTGATCATATAAAGATGATCGTCTATTACATTAAAACCCAGCAATGAATGAGAATCGGATAGATTCCATTTTGCCCAAGACATTTGGATCTTTTTCTCACCCTGCCAGAACATAAAATTAACATAGATGTCGTTGCTATTAGACCTTGCAAACAACACATCATTGGCTGATGAGGCTTTAAGTTCGGCAAGTCCACTGGGGATAAAACCGTCTACATGCGAGGTAGTATCAAGAACAACACTCTGGGCGGTAGCCTCATCGGTGATGTATTCGTACATCTGTGACCAGGGTCCCTTATTGGCTGTCCAATATAGTTGAGAACCAATAACAACTGGCTTTACAGATGGTGAAGTGTAGGTCGTAGATGGGATAACAGTAACAGTCGTGGGGGAAAGTGCCTCTTCGGCTCTGATCTCATACTGCTGATTGCTTGCTGTAAATACAACAATGCAACGACGGAATGGCATCATCCAAGTAATACTAGTAACCTGAGAAGATGACAGTTTAATATCAATAGGATCACTATCAATAATAGTACTGTAAGAATCAAGCCAGAAGTTGAAGAAATCGCCTGAAGCCGATCCAACTACATGCTCACCAGCGGAGAACCAAAGACGATTACGATGCACACATACATCGGTAATCTTCTTCCCAATAAACGATGGCCCTGGGTTAGTAGCTGAGTCTCCGCTGTACCGTGGAATCCATGGGCACCAAGATACGGTAAAGGCGGTTGGTCCCGTTTGTACAATGCGCAGTGGAGCGGTGGTATCAAGAATGGCTGAATTAGCCATTGGTGTCTGTACACGTTGATACCACGGTTGATATCCAGTAGAAATAGCTTGATACCACCCAGCTGGGTGGCCTAAAGCATCTCCCTGAGCGTACCAGTTTGCACCGCCAGCAACAGTCGGAGGAAGATCAAAGTCTTCCCACGATGCTTTGTTGTGAGCGTTATTAGCTGTATCCACCTCAGTACTAAGATAAAGACGTGGGGTAACAGTGGTGTTAAGAGTAACGGTTGTGTCGGTATTAACAACAATAGTTGTATCGTCAACCGTTACCATTCGAAGATTGGCTGTCGATGTAGCTAGGTAAGCTTTCTGCGCTGCAGCAGAAATGTAAGTAATTGTGCAGGCTGTTCCACCGATGGTTCTAATGTGCAATGGTGTTGTCGCATCATTATGAATCATCATAATATAGCGTTCAGTACTAGAACGCTCAATCCAATGAATTTTAATATCACCAGAACCAATATTATTAATATCAAATACAAACTCAGATCCAGCCCGTTTTTCAATTCCTTTACCAAGATGGAGAAAAGTATTGGTGGCTTCCTCCACCTGATTGGGAAATCGTTGATTGTCTGGTTGACGACTAACACCACCAGTAAGATCTGGAATTACAATGCGTTGAATCATCAGAATGGTCCTCGAAGACGACGGGCTCCAATGTAGGCCCACTCGCTCTTTGTGTTAGATGTAAATGCGTTGATGTCACGCGACCGCATATCAGCAGCACGAGATCGCGCCCGAGAGTTAAATGAGATCTCTTGGAGAATTCTGTCTTGATCCTTCTCTCCAACAGTCGCCATCTGATACATACGAGCGGCTTGGTCAGTAATGTCAAACTGATCTGCGGTTGGAAGATCCTCAAAGATAAGAGCGGCTACAATCTTGATATTAACCTCAACACCAATTTCAAATACATCAGTATTGTCATCAATATTAAATAGATAGGTTGGATTGCGACCACGTTGAACAATATTCCGATTCATGTCGTTGCCAAAAACATCAACAGACAGCGTGGTATCAGGAATATAAATGATACCATTTGCGTCAGGAAGAACGGTCTTTACAACTGTGTTGCAGTTAAGACCTTGCATCTGACAATACAGGGTAAGTTCGTCCAAGGTTTGCACCGCAAGGGTGACGTCGTTGGAGCCAGTTACCGAAAGAGTGGAGACGGGATATTCTCCAGATGCTCGGAGGATACGGTTGACAGCGTCAAGTTTGCTAAGTGCGCCCATGGATTTCCTTTCAATTTAAAAACCCCCATGTACTTTCGTACATGGGGGTCGGGAGCGAATTCCCTTTTAGGGACTTTAAAGACGGCTGATGCGGATATAAAATTCAGCACCAGAAGCTGCTGGAGTCAGCGTAATAGATTTTGTAGCACTACTATGCAAAATACCTACTACGTTGGCGGCTGCTGCAAGTGCAATATTAGCAGCTGATGCAACAAAACCTTGATGGGAAGGACTAGTAACATTAAAAATACAGAAAACACCGTCGTTTGCTTTGTTAGTATTATTTGTACCAACAACCATAAACGAACAGGGATATGCAGCAAGCTCCATTGGAGGAAGAGTTACCGTTGCTCCTGCGGCTGTAAGTGTCATATCAAAGTATTCATTACTTCCAGCGGGGCCATGACCCAAAGGTCCTGGCTGTACGATAGTCGAAAACGGGTTTCGACTTGCGTTAGTTTGAGCCATGGTTACTCCTTAACCAATTCGGGTAATGGTAATCGTAGTGGCCGTGCTTGATGCAGTTGCATGGGTGAACACAAGCGCGCCAGCAACGGCAGTAACATCGATGTAACTGGCCGTGGCCCCAGTACCAGCGTTGGTGAGACCCGTCATGACCTGAGCGGACATGAGAGTGGGACTATGCATCGTGAAGATGCCACTCAACGGCAAAGTAGTACGGGCAGTACAGATGTGGAATACGGCAGGGTATGAACCAGGTTCGACCACAGGACCAGATACAGTTGAACCTGCGCCAGCGGCAAGAGTGGCGGTCACAAACTGATCGGAAGTAGCGGGACCACGAAAACCAGGCATGTAGGCAGTGCGAGTCGTGGTTGCGTTAACAGTATTAGCAGCAGTAGGCATGTTTGTCTTTCTTTAATAAGAAGGGGGAGTTTTACCTCCCCCCCATTTTTGTTATTACTTATTGAACTAAATTACGCATCGCAGATTTCGTATGCAGCGTATGGACGAAGTGCGCCACCGCCCATGAGAATCTTCGACACCATAAAGTCGGACTGACGGCGCACGTCGCGGAACTTCTCGGTTTGAACACCCTGCAACTGGAGAATACCAGTTGCGCTCTTGTGGAACATGATGCCACCCGTCTTGGTGAAATTACCTTGGTACTTGGTAGGACCAGTAGTGATATCGGTAGACGGAATGTGGTTAGAGCAATAGACGGGAACGCCAAGGACGTTGATTGGCTGCATATAACCCTGACCTTCACCGATACCAGGACCACCAGTGCGGACGTCATTACGGCCCCAAACACCAGTGTTACTGGGTGCGCCAGAAGTAGGCATTCCAAGGGTACGGAGGCTGTAATACAATGGAACATTGACAATGCAACATCGTTCAGTAGATGGAATGTCGTTCTGATCCATCTTAATATTAATTGCGGTAATAGCCTGAATAAGCGCATCACCGTTGACTGCCGTAACATCGCTTTGGATGTTAACAAACGCTGAAATGCGGCCAGCACCTGCGGTCTGAGACGCGGTGCCGCCAGTTTGGCCAGAGGCGGGAAAGCCGTTAACGTTAGCAGTATCCACAACAACACGCGAAGTGTTAAGGAGAAGAGCGGCAATCTTACGATCCATCTGACGCGCAAGTTCGCGGCCAGTTTCACGCGACAACTCAGTGCGCGCATCGTAGTGCGCCATAGACGAATCAATATCATCTACTTCAAAGTGAGCAACAAGTGGACGATCATCCAGCGAGATGCTGTATTCCTTGGTATCGACATCAAGGCCGAGAAGTTCGGTACCAGCCTCGTGGTATTCCGAACCAATCTTCCAAACAGCGGGGAACTTCATCGTGTTGCCGCTAGTCATAGTCTTATAATTAACCTTTGGAAGAAACTGATTAAATTCCTCAAAGGCCGTAATAACTTCTCCGCCATAAACGGGAAGCCACATATCGGAAGGGGTAGGGGTACCCGAAGTTCCAAGATTCTGTCCAAAACGAATGAGATTAGTAGAAGCCATATCTTTTTTCTCTTACTTATATTTATAACTGTTCATGATCTCTTCTTTGATTATCGTCACGTGATTGTCCCACAACGAGCGGGGTCTGGACGGTCTAGGATTCGGTCAAAGGCCCAGTAGGGATCGATACCTACATTCCCGCGCAGCGGGGTAATCATTATACGATAGGCCGACATAGCGAACTATGTCAGGTGGTCTTTACGGCATTCTGTAGCTCGACGGCCACTTCCATGCCCTTATTATAACTTGCTTCCTTCTCCAACGCAACTCGGGCATCCTCTCCAGGACGCTTAAGGAAGAGACCGCCAAGAAGAGAGGCAACAGACAAAAGCACAGTTCCACCTGGGATACCAGGAGCAGCCGTGTTGAGAGATGCCATTCCGATGTCAGTGATCTGCTTGATCACGGCATATCGCTCGTTGGCGGTATGAATCGCTGACTCGAACTTCTTAGTATTACTGTTGACATATGCAAGCCAATCAGTCCATGCTGCGTCTGCATCCTCGAGGGAAACAAAATCATTGGGTGGAATGTTGATGGCTGTCTTCACTGCGGGAGGAACCTTAACCTCAACCATTGATTCAAGGTTGCATCCATTGAGGACGGTGGTGATGATTCCAAACGTAATGATAACCGATACGATCCACATGAGTGGGGGAATCGAAGCGATAAACGACTTAATCTTGTCAAACATCATTCTTACTGTGTCCTGTAATGCGGAGACGTGCATAGACGTTCTCCTGGAAATCTGGATCGTTCTTATAGCGTGGGTCTCGCATGGCGGCAGTCATCTCTGCTGGTGAAGCAAAGGGCTTGATACCATTTGAAATACCCGAACTAGTTTGAACCTTAGTCTTAGGTTCCGAGTGGGCGTTAGCTTGTGATCGACGAGCCTTAAGACCTAGCAGAACGTTCTGCCATCCAATATTGCTGAGACCAGAGTTTACAGCCTGCCGCTCATTGTCGTCAAGATTCTCTTGAGCCCACTGGATGATACCAGTGAGTTCTTCAGAACCTCCAACGATCTCAGAGGCAATCTGTGCATGTTGCTTATGCCGTGCTGCAACACCATGAACATATCCATCGATGATTTCATCGGGAATATTAAAACGCTTCTTAATGTCTTCGCGGCTTTGGGGTGTGATATCACCAGTTGTGTCAATCTCTGTTCCCCACTTACCCCATTCATCCTGAGTTGGAGACGGTGCTTCAACTGGCTTAGATGGAATAACTAGAGCGTCTGGCATCTTGCCAACTGGTTCATCGTTAACAATCTTGTCTACGATGGCTACACCCTGTCGAAGTTGCGCGTTCTCCTGTTGTGCCTTGGTAAGCGCGGAACGCTGTTCCTTGTACGACTTCATAAACTTATCGGGGTCACCCCCGAATTGTGGCGGAAGTTCATTAGGATTAGTTCGTGCCCACTTGTCTGCCAACGCGATCTCTGGATCGATTGGTTCTTCTTTTGCTGATTCGCTCATTGGCTAGGTTGTCCCTGTTGAGGATTAGTCATTGCTGCCTTAGTGCCTGTTTCTGCCATGGCTCCAAGACTACTTACCATTTGTTCCGAAGTCATTTGATTAATAGATTGCTGAGCGGCTTCCTGTTGCTCGTCTTGGAGTTGCTGGGGAGTCTTAACAAGACCCACAGGCTCAAGACCAAACGACGAAGTCCACTTAATAGCCCAACCATACCAGTCGATATAGGGCTGGACACCCTGCATCTGACCGACCGTTGCTGCCCATTGTGCAAGTTGGGAGTTGGTTACTTCACGGTTAAGGGCCTCAAGTCCAGTACGGACCTTAAGGTTAAGTGGTCCCTTACCATCGACCAACTTCAGAATCTCCTTTGGAATCAACTTGTCACGACCCATCAACACGAGAGTGCGTCGAACAATCGGGATCTGGATATCACGTGCGAGTCCAGAGAAGATTCCTCCAAGAGTCTGATCAAGTTCCTGAGCAACCTCACGAATCTCAGTTGCGGTAACGCGATCTCCAGTTCGTTGAACAGACGATTGCAGAAGGAAGGTGCGACCCAACTGTTGCGAGATATCGCTTCGGACGCTGGCAAGTGGTCCTAGATCGATCTGCTTAAGCAATTGGATTGGAAACACATCCGCCTGACGGGCTGCAACGAAGTCGCCATTTTCAGTATCCTGGAGGTCAGAGACTTCCGTAATACCAGTAGGGTCGACACCAACTCGAAACTCGCTGTTAGCTATAGCGGCTTCAACAATAGACTTAGTAAGTGCTTCGAGAGTACGAATGTCTCCGATATGCTCTTCGACCAGTGATCGACCGTAGTCTTCACCAGCTACTCGAGACCATACCTGAGGCACATAAGGGCATACGTCATACGATCCCGAATCAACGAGAACGCCACAGTATTCCTTTTCGACTTCCCACTTCTTTAGGTCTTCGTCCCACTCAATTTCAGTGTAGAATGGACGATGGTCATCGGTGGGACCACTTCCTTCATACTCTTCATAGGATTCTTCCTTCATCTTTGGCCATCCCTCAGGCAATGCCTCAGGGTCGACCCACTCGCGCACAATGATTCGCTTGACGCGCCCATCAGGATATCGCTGAACGACATACTGATCTAGGCGGTGAACACGAAATGCGTAGTCGTCAATGATCTCAAACAAAGCATCACCGACGATGATAAGATGTTGGAATAGAACAAACAACTCTTGTCGAAGATTGGTAGAAGCCAACTTCTCCATGACCTTGCGATCAAGGCGAGTTAATTGAGACATAGTCTCGGTAGGATCGGCACCTTGTGGTACAAACGCCTGATCCAATTCAAAGTTAAAGAATGGGGCTTGGTTGAGTGGATAGATTGCGCTAACCATTCGACTGGCAAGGGCCATTACGCCACGCGCTGGAAGACTGCTGAAGACATCTGGAAGTTCCATAGTCTCCGAGAAACCGTCTGCTGGGTACAAGCCAGGTACAGTCAATCGGGAACAGTCAACTGATCGATTATGTTTGTTGACTCGACGACTGTCAAGTCGTTCGAATTCCTCTTGAATTTCACCCTTCATGACTGTTCCTTTTAGAAGATACGCCGAAGAATACTACGAGGACCCCTCCAAACCGCTGATCCAAATCCTCGGCTCATTTGGCTCACATTACTGGACCAACCCCTTTGCCACGGCATTTGTGATCCCCACATATTGCCAATCATACTGTTTGACGACTGGAATGGAGTAGTGACTCTAAATGTCGGATCACCCAAACCAAGATTAGGGGCAGCAAAACCTGATAGGTCTTGATTGACGTATTTGCTGGGATCAAAGGTGGGATTGAATCTGGATGGGATGTAGAGACCTGAACCATTGGGATTAGCTCCAGGAAGTTGATCGGCATATTCGAATGAGTGCCGAGCCCCCTGAACTGAATTAGTGGCAATAGTCTCATATGCGCCAACATGCTCTAGAAATCGTCGCTTTTCATTTTCAAACTTTACTCGATCTTTTTCAAGGGAGGCTTCTAGTGCGATCTCAGCATCGCTTTTTCCCCTTGGGATTTTAGGTGACGGCATTGCCAGACTGCCTTTCTACAATAGACTTGATGGATACGACAACCGAATATTGACCAGATCGGAAATCAATCTCACGAAGATCAATACCTCGGGTATCCTTTACAGGGATAAATGTCGACTCCATCCATGCAAGTTGTTCTCGAGAGAAATTAGGGGGCTGTTTCATTTGATCTGTCGGATGTCTAATCCGCTCATTTCCTTTAATTGGTGGAATAGGCATTGAGATGTGGTCATGGTGGTGTGTATCCCCATGGCCTTCATGACGGTTGTGGCGACCCCAACGCACGATGTACGCTGAGGTCGCCACTTCCACAAACCTCTGTCCGCACCATAATGGGCGAATTCGGTAAAGAACAATCTACGTGCATTTGAGACCATATGGCCCTCACCCGACATGGTGACCAATACTGGGTCAAATTGTCGTTCCCCTAGATCGAACGAATGCTCGACAAATGGGGTGATGATGGGTTCTGCTAGGTCCCATGTCGTCCAATACGACGGTTCGTCTCGAGAGCTGACTAGGTATAGATCACCTAGTTTGAGACCTACATGGACTGGCCTAAACCCCGTTAGGATTAGGGGGGTCCATGAGTACCATCCCTTAAGGTCTAGAAAGTCTAGTCTATTGGGGCTATACATTGGTATACATTGGCTTTCCTCACACTAGTGTCCACTAATTAGGGGGGGTCAACGAGAGGTGCCAATTTGTAGATTATAGTAGTCAATGTCTAGGTTCCTAGCGGCGACTCCTACGGTCTTTCGGATAGTACAGCCGTTAGCTGTAGCCCGTGCCGATCCAGTTCCGACAGATCCAACTGGAAAGTCGGTAGTAGTTGCTACTTGAGTACCGTTAATATAGAATTCGGATGATCCATTTACATTGACCACTACGCGAAGTTTATACCAAGTTAAAGCTGCAACAGGTACTCCACTATCTTTGGCAGTTAAAACAGTATTATTGTAAGCCAAACATGCCCAATTGCCTCCCATTTGAGTATCAATATAAGAGAACATTACGGCATCTGTTGGAACTCCACCACGATTGTCACTAAAACCGTGTTCAACATAAAATCGATTGGTAGCATTACTTAGATTAGGAATATAAACAATTGCGGTTGTTTCATGTTTATATGTACCAAAGATAACACTATCTGTAATAGTTCCCGCTCCAATACCAGCAACTGAACTAGCGGAGGCTGCTGTTCCACACCTAAGAATACCCCAATGGCCATTACAATGAGTAAGACCAGCTGTGGTAAAAACGTTAGATCCGCCACTTAGACTATACGTTGAAAACTCACCCGCAGCGTTGCAATCTGTTTCAATATAAATCTTTGTTTCTTTAAAATCTGTAATTTCATCCAATAAATGCGTATGACCAAGTTTGGAATACGTTCCTTCTGCTCTATTATCCTGCAGAAACATCTGTTTAATATACAGTTGTTGGACACTACCCGCCGCGCGCTTTCTAATACAAGCACCTACATTTGTTAATAGAACACTATCCAGTGCTGCATCAACCCATAGATGGGTGTATAAAGTAGTATCTACTGAGGTATTACCCCATTCATCTGTAACAATTAATTCAAATGCGGCACCCGTTTCTGTAATACGAATCTGCAAATCAGCCCAGTCAGACGCTGGAACACCAGTATCGACACTACTAATTAGAACAAATTCTTCCATTATAGTAGCAAACCAATTACTGGTGCCATTGCATGTAAAGCAAACCATATGTTGATTTGCAGTGGTATGTTGATAATTAAAACCAACAAATGCCCAAGTTCCAGCATTTGCTGTGCCATCATATTTGACATTAGCGCGAAATATCTTAGGACCGTCACGCACAAGAATTAAACCAACGCCTCCAGTACCAGTATTTGATCCTGGAGCAGCACGCAAATGTGCGACCCCTCTGGTTGTATCAACATCTGTAACTAGGGCAATCATATCTGGTAAAAGCTGATAACTACCCTCATAAAAACCGCCAGCCGCTCCAGTTGCAAAATGCCATGTACCAGCACTGGTACCATCTGTATACAAGACCCGAGATACCGTCCTATCAAGGATAGCTTCCCGCATATTATAACCAAGTTTTGCGGTGGTTACACTTTGATCGGGAGGAAATGCATATTTCTTGATAAGTTGTACAATTGCACTTTGTTGAATTCTATCAAAAATCATGTCATAATCTCCATGTCTAGCCAGAGTGGTGTAATGTCCTGCACGAATGCATTAAAAACTACTTCTGGTGCGTTATTAGTAATGTAATAGTCAAAGCAATCTTCCATATCTCCAAACGTATACTGCATGGCCATTTCTTCGCTTTCGTGCAGTCGCCACGAAGCGGTAACGTCAGTAAGACGTTTAGCACCATCAACAAATATGGTTGTGCCGCCAATCAGTTTAATAATGTTAAGTTCGTTTAGATAGCGCATGTCGTCAAAGATGACGACCTTTTCTTTAAAATGTTCAAGAAGTCCTAGCTCATCCAACAGGGCGTGGTGCGCTCTTTCATCTTTTTGCATCTTGAAAAGATCTTGAATAATCCGATTAACCCAATAGTCTGGACCGCTTCTTCCTGGCCTAAACTTAGGATCACGACGAGTTTCACCCCATCGTTGGAGAGTTGTTCGATAAAGAGTGGGATTTCTTTCTTTATCAATTCCTAGTCGTTCTGCCGCTTTTTTCATAGGAGCGGCAAAAGAACAGATTACGGGGTCCATGTCATGTTCTTTACAGAAACGATGAACAGCATTGGCGGCTGTAGTCTTACCTCCGCGAGCAAGTCCTGCAAATGCAATAATGATCAATGGGCCTCCGTAAGTGCTGACCAAGAGATAGGAAAGAGATTAGAACAAACACGACCTACATCAACAGCGTAGTCTCGAACTTCTGATTGTGCATGGGGATCAATACGCAAATTGTGCATTCTAGACCATGCATATAGGCTTCCAGTCCAGATCCACTCTGTCATCATTGATTGAGGAAGAACAGCACGAGCTTGTTCCGCACAAACTCCGTTCTCAATCATGTCCTGATAAAGCATGAGTGCCTTGTCGCATACTGCATGCATGTCCGTTAGGTAAAGATGACTATGTTGGTGAACTGTATTAGCAGATCCTTGTTTAACGTTATCGGCTTTGGTCCTGAATTCCTTTGGGAACCACATCTTTGGTTCCGTGGATACATAGCGTCGAGAAACCTCGTTCCATGCGAATCCAACCTGATGCTTTTGCAACTGACGGGCAATAAAGATAGGAGCGTTAAAACGCATCTGAACGGTAACGTGTGAGAATGGGCTCCAATGGTTGTGTTTGGCAAGATAGGTGATAAGTTTTGCATTCTGTTTGACATCAAACATATCAGCTGTCTTATCCATTGATACACGAGCCGCATCACACACCGTATCATCTGAACCCATGTGCATTATGTATTCTACCATCAGTGAGTCTCCGCCCAGTTGTTTCCGATCTTGTACTCGCCCTTGAGTGGGCACCGCATAGAGAACCCAAGGCCAGCCTCGGTAATGGAATTACAGGCCATAGTCCCAACATCATCTGCAATAGAACGCTTGCATTCAATCTGCCACTCGTCGTGGATATTAGCCATGAATGCATATTGTCCAGGATACTTGAGATGAAGATTGCTGTCTAGAATACACACCGCTTTCTTCATTACAACCGCTCCTGCTGATTGAAGCAACAGGTTAAGGGCTGCATGGGCAGAGCGCACTGGAAGAGGTCGACCATCTAGCCCCTTAAGGAAGCCACGCTTGGCGACGACAAACTCGAGTTGGTTCAACAGCTTTTGATAGGCTGGTACTTGTTTCTTAAACGAATCTTTGAGACGACCGCCATCGACACTAGTGCCTTCGATGATCTTACCAATCTTTTCATTACCTGCACCATACAACAGACCGTAGATGAATGTCTTGGCTTGATCTCTAGTTGTCAATCCCGCCATCTTTTGGTTGTGGCTATGGATATCACCATCACACACAATCTTAGCATAATCACCGTTGTCGTATTCAGCCAGATAGTGGGCAAGCATTCGGAGTTCAAGGCCCGACGCATCTGCACCAACTTGCACCCAGCCTTGTTGTGTGGGCCCAAACAGAGAACGACACTCGTAACCAAAAGGTGATACACAGCGGGGCACCTGTGCCATGTTAGGCTCAGAGTGGCTCATGCGTCCACTGATGGTACCGCCCGTGTTTACACCACCATGAATGCAACCTTGTTGGTCGTACTCGAGCCATTGGTTAAGCTGACCAATACGCTTCTCAATGAGAAGATAGTTGTTCAGCATAGCACACTCGTACCATTTCTTGCTTAGTTCAGATAGAATAGTTTCGTCGATCTTAGGCTTACCAGTCTCGGTAAACTCGGTCGGCTTCCATTTATACTTCTTAATAAGATTAGATGCGATCATGTCACGCGAGCCAGGATTGAATGGAATCTCCTTGACTTTGGTGCGCATTGGAATCAGCTTGGGAGGAAACACCTCCTGTAACTTAGCTGTGAGTTCACCCTGGGCCATCACCAACTCGGCTAGAAGACACTGAGCATTCTTAGTGTCAAACCCAAACCCGTTGTAGATTTGCTTGGTAATGATCCTGCATGTGTCGTGTTCCAACTGGACTGCAATAGGACAGGCACCAGCAAACTTATTAAGATATTCTAAGACAGCGGCAGTGATATTAACATCCTGCACACAGTAGGTATCCATATATTGCGACCACTTACTGAAGTCAGAGAACTCTCCCTTGGGCATATTTAGAAACTTACCCCAATTCTTAAGGGAAGATCCACCCGCAGGGTGAGCAAGACGGTCAGGCCATAGAAGCCTAGATATAACACAAGTATCATATACGCGAGCCTTAGGCCTGCGTCCAGTAATCTTGTGCAAAGCAGGAATATCAAACATAATACAATTATGACCAACGATCATATCAAACTGATCAAGATGGTCAATTGCCAAGTGGGCATCATGATGGATTGTTGTCTCACCGTTGGACATATCCTTTACCACGATTGTCCAGATATTTTTCATATCCTTAATAAAACCGTCAGATTCAAGATCAAAGATAGCTGTTTTCATGGGTAGCTCTTACTCCTTTGTAAGTGTGTACTTTATACGCTAGTGTTGCCAGCAACTGGACGCGCTGGCTTTGTAACAACTGGTGGTTGGGTAGTCTTTACGGCCTGCTCAACAACCATTTCCTGCAGTTGCGTAACGGCATGCTTAAGAATGTCTACATGCATCAAAAGAACCTTTTGATTAGACGAACTATAAGAAGGAAACTGAGAAGGGATTTTAATCATATCACTCATGAAAGAGATTCCATATTAAAGACGGCGGCAGCGTCGATTGACTTAGGTGCCGCACTTGGATCGAAGATGATCTCACCATCGTCATTGATGGCAAACGAGACCTCGCGGAGACGTCCGCTCTGATAATCGTAATGTAGTGCAGTTGAGATGCCTGATTGCCCAGTGAAGCGATTCTTCAGAACACGCACAATAGTGGTGTTGGCGGCATACTGGTCTGGATCTTGGCGGTCGCGCTCCAGTGCGATAATAGTGTTAGGAACAGACGCAAGGCTTCCAGAGCCTCGCAGATCTTGCTGAGTGATGCGCGCACCCTCTTCATAACCCTTGCCAGTGGTCTTGCGCAGTTGACTGATAACATCGATATGCACACCAGTCCGCTCTACAATAGAACGCAACTTCTTCATCATATCGTCAATTACGAGTCGCTCTGATCCGCCTTCGTCCCCGTCTGCGAGAAGTCCAGCAACAGCTGCTGTGATGTGGTCGAGGATGACCACCTTGCAGCCCAACCCGACCGCCATGTACTCAATTCTTGCGAGGAGGTTGTCGTATCCTGAGCTTCCCATGTGGTCGTAGATGTACAGGGGGAGGGAGTCAATGATTTTTCGTGCATGTGTGTACTCGTCATCGGTTAGTGATGCGTCAAAATCAGCTGCAATTACTGGCTTTCCAGTTGATTCACGAAGACTATTCAATGCATTAAATGCCATAGTTCGACGAACTGGCTTGTTAAGCAGCAGGGCAACGATGTCATCTACAGTCTCAGACGGGGACTCTTCAAGCATAATCATTCCAACAGCACGGCAGTTGAATAGATGATGCATAGCCAACTCACGAATAATTGTTGACTTGCCAGATCCCGCTCCCGATGTCCACATGGTAATCTCCCCACCGCGCTGTCCAATAAGGAAGTCGGTGAGAACAGGCCATGGGAACTCCCATACTTCTGTGGTGGTGTGATCTGTCTTGGCAATGTCCTTGACATGGAGAATGCCATCGGGTCGATAAGCCTGTGCTTCCCACAATGCGGTAATCAGAGCCTTAGCTTCTCCAGCCATCCACATCTCATTAGCGTCCTTGCGGCCAAGGGTAACAATCTTAGCCTTGCCAGGAGGCAGACACTCAGCAACCTTACGGGCTGCTTCGCGTCCTGGATCATCGTTGTCAAAGCAGAGAATAATCTCTGAGTACGACGACACAAACTCATAGTTGTTTCGGATAGCGGCTTCTGCTCCACTTGCTCCAGTTGGTAGACTGACTACAGGCCATTTGCATTCCTGCGCCTGAGCAATTGTCAGGCAGTCAATCTCTCCCTCTGTAATAACTAGACGCTTGCCACCTAACTTAAACAGATGCTGTCCAAACAGTGGGGGGTGACTCATGTCACCGTTACAAGAAAACTTCTTACCTGGTCGTCGAATCTTTTGTCCAACAATAGATCCGCTGCGCCAGTAGTTAGCAACCTCAGCATCGGCTACAGTTTCGTAGCCATAAAATCGGCATGTATCTTTAGATAGTTTACGATGAGTAAGATCTTTAAAATCTCCTCCCGTGAGAAGGGCGACATTGCTCATATATTTCACAGACTCCTTAATAGTTGTACCATGCTCGTAATGACCACACGAATGGCAGAACTTATGGCCATCGTCGTACACAGCTAGATTATCGCTGCTTAGGTCGCGTCCTCTTGACGCACAGTTTCCGCACCTTTCTCGTTCCACTAGTTTGCTCGACATAAGATCCTACTCGAACGATGATGTTCGGGTTATCGATTGTAAAGTGCTTACTGGCTTTCAACTCAATTATCTGATCGTCGTCATCCCATAGGATTCCATTAAGGGAATCAAGCACAGCCTTGGCAAAGTTATCGACATCCCCATTTGGGGAGGTGCGCTCGGTTGTCTTTGGCTTCTTTACATTACACACCACTTCTACACTAAGCGGCCCCGACCATGGGATCGGGTGCCGATTAATTGCGGTGAGTTCCAACATCTTGTTCTTAAATTCTCGATACGTAGCAAGATAGTACGTACCGTACTTTGATACCCTAGGCCGAGAGGCTGGCACGGGGTTGATGTCGTATACGTAGGTTTCCATCAGAACGGCAGCTCCTCAAGAGGCGCGGCGGTGTCAAAGACATCGGCTGCATTAGCAGACGAAACTCCCTTTGGACGCTTGGCGACCACCTGCACCGCGCTCAGGTAGGCCTTGATGCCCACGCCAAAGGGCGAGGACCACCCACCAAACTTGAATGCCACTACGCATTGATCACCATTCCATGGTTCATTGGTTGGGTTCTTATTACCATCGACAACGGGGATCTTAACAAACTTACCGTCGTCTCCCTGCTTGGCCTTGGACTTGAAAGTAATCGTTGGACTACCACTATTCTTGTCTGCTCGGAAAATAGATGAGTACTCAACAGTCTTACCACACGACTTAGAGAACTCCGCTGCAAAGGCTTCAGCCTGATCGTAGAAAGCCTTAGTAGATGGAAGAGTTGGATCAAGGATCAGAGTGATCTTCCAGGTTGGATCACCACCCTTAAAGACATCAGGCTCCTCCAACTTAGCGAAAAGCGCAGAGCCAAGAGGTGACTTGAGGGTTGGGGACCAGAAGATAGATGGCTTACCGTTAGTAGGCTTGATATTCATTACTTATTGCGCTCCAGTAGTGCGTTTGTGAGTTGATTGACGACACGCTCTAGCGTCATGTCTTTTTGGTCTTCTTTAGCTTTTTCGACTAGTTCTAGTTCAACTAGAATAAGATGCAGAAGTTCGTGCACAATAACATATTGGACAGTCACTTCGGGTGGAAGTCGTTCAGGCTTATTTACAGTGATAACAGCGGTACGATGCAGGACATCAAATGTTACATCTCCGTGTTGATTCTCGTGGTTTCCCCACTTAACCTTGATCTTCCAAACCCCTAGACCAAGACGAATCTGCCATACACTAAGCATCTGACGTACTTCAGATATGGTCATTCAAGGGCCCCGCTTACATTATCGTTCTCCATTTGGATCTTTCCAACAACGGAGGTGAGGGCAGTATAGATGATTGAAAGACGCTGATCAATGTCTTTCATAGACATATCTTCAAGATTCATGACCATAGTCTCTACATTACCACAAATCTTAACGAGATCATTAGTGTGCTTATTCCTCAATTGGCCTCCTTTGTAGCTGCGGTTACGAGTCCCATCCAAATGCGTAGACCAAGACGAGTGCGCTCTTCCCACTCTTCCTTAGGTGCTCCGCTTTCGATGACCGACTTAGTGATAGCAAGAATTGTGATGTCCCACTCTTTATTAGATCGATTCAAAGGGTCATTACCTCCACATGTGGGCATCCATCTTGGACTACGCCACATGCAATAATTGGTTTCTTAAGGAATGCCGCACCATATTGCATAGAGAAATGGTGGCGGTCTACACCACATCCAACATTCATACCCCATATGATTCCATTTGGACCTGCTTGATACCAAACACCACATGACGAATGGTAATGCCCAACTACTGTATTCTGCATACGCATCTTGGCAGCGGAGAATGCTGGGTGCATTCCACCGACTCCCTCACCATGATAATAGTAGACATCATCTATGGTAACATTGTGTACCCACTTCCATTTCTTAGTTAGATACAGATCATTGTAGGCTTTAAGATACAAGTCAGGAATGCCCTGCTTTGCGGCTAGACGATTAACCCGTGCGTCGTGGTTACCAATGCATACGGTTGTATTAGGGAATGCCCTGTACAATTCGTATGTCTGATCACAGCACTTATCATACTCATCTACAGCACCAGTGCTGTCAGGGTGCTTGTCATGAAACGACACACAGTGGTGGTCGATAACATCACCAATATGAACGATCTTAGTACACTTGAATTTACTACGAATGTCTTGCAGAAATTCTAGATAATTAGGATGCATAGCAGGACAGTGCGTATCACCGATAACCAGAACATTCATCAATCTGTCCTTTTGTAAAAGCCACATCGGGCATATCTCGAATTGGGATACCCCATGCTTGGGCAACAGTTCTGAGAGCAATTGCTTCAGGAAAAGTCTCCCAACCTGAGAATGTGACTAAAGTTGTATTAGGGTCCAATAGGGCCTCGATATCTTTAAACGACGCTAGTTTCCTAAATGCAGAAGTAGGCCGAATGTCATCAGGACCGTCATCCCACATAAAGAGATCATCTTGTTCAATCGGACTGACACAATCTAGTCCTCCTTGTCGAAGAAAGTTCACCGCCGCAGCGACCGCAGGAATGTTACGAGAGTGGAATCCACGCTCGAATCCTGCAATAACAACTCGCATTCGATGTCCTTGCTGTATTGTACTATTTCAGCGCACTTTAACATTGCACTGTAATAGGTTGTGTCTAGTTCTTTGCCAGTATACACGCTCTCGACAACGGATTGTCGGTCTCCAAACGACACATCAGCTAGAATCTTTCCTGCCTTGCCCTGACCAATACCCGCAATTCCAGCATAGCCATCTGTAGAGTCTCCCGACAAGACTTGCATCCATTTATAAAGATCTGCATCATCGATGCTGACTTCATATCGGACCTCCTTGTCAGGATTACAGTGCCACCCAGGAATCTGATCCAAATCCTTGTCAATCGACACAATGATCAAATCCATCCCAAGTGGCATTGTTTGCATAAAGCCAAGAACATCATCGGCTTCCCATCCACTGTGATACTTGAGATTTGGATGTTTCATAATGTGTTCATACACGGGGGACAAGTGTCGAGGGCGTACCTTGTCTTTCCTATTTGATTTGTAGGCAGGCCATAGGATGTTCCTAAAGTTACTGCCACGGGTGATGCAGGGTATCAGGATGTCTGCCTCTGCCGCATCTAGCCATGTGTCATGGATACGGTCTGACAACTCCACCGCCTGTGCAGGGGAGTCATCAGCCTCGGTTAGAATTGCTGCCCTATAGGCAACGATATCAGAGTCTACTAATGCTATACGCATATGTGGTTCCTCACACTAGAGTCCAGTATATCAGGAGAAGAAGAACGACGATTCTAGTACTTTTTCGATGTCTAAATCACCCTTGGTTGGTGGCTCAGGAATATCTACAATATCTTTTATATTAGCATAAAAGGCACCAAGCACATCGTTCTTATAAATCTTAACGAATTCCTCTCTAAGAGCTAATTCTAGAAAATCAAGATGACCCGCATGAGAGCCATACGAATCATGAATGAAGTGAAAGGAAGTGTATTTTTGCTCCACCATCCGATGGCATGTTGCAACCAGGTGGCTTGCATCGTATGAATGCACAATATTAGCAACTACTCCCCGTACCTGGGAGGATGGGCTAATTTTCTTTGTGTCGCTTCTAATGGACAACTTTACATTGTTGACACTAATACGCTTCTCTTCCTGTACAAGATAGCGCATGCAACAAGGGAATCCTGATGGTGCTATCCATTCTACTGGAAGTTCTCTATCAGCTAGGATGTTGGCTACACTTCTAAACCAATCCATAATCTTGGCCGCTGACACAACTACATCACGCACGGCCTCGTCAATCTTGCCTGCCAGATACCAAGCATTCTTATGCTTAGACCCCTGCAACTCATCCGTGAATCCATCCTCTAGCAGACCATTACTCATACCAGACTTGGTTACTCCGTAGGGATACGCCAGTACGGATCGCTTGACAACGGAGCGTCTCTTTTTGCGTTGCTGTAGCTCTTCTTCCCAAACAAGTGGCGGAAGAGGCTGATCGAAATCATCCACAACCTTACCACTAGCTACGCTCGCTTCGCTATCTCCTATCACTGATGTTAGGACCAAATCTGCTACACTTGCATACAAGTCTAGTGGAATTGTACCATTAAGCAGATTAACAGCCGATCCACCAATTTCATCTAAGCCCATAGCAGAAAGGTGTTGCAAACCGTTCTGTGATCCATCTTTGCATACGGATAGATCAGACATGAAAGTAGGCGGATCTTTACTTGCTATTGCATTCCTGATCTCACGCGCTGCCTGTACGAATAGGAAGGGATCATCGTACTCAACCCAACGCATATTGTTGTCAGTATCAGGATCATTACCCCAATTGTCATCCCACCACTTAACACGATCATTAAGCGACACCTTGTCAATACCAGCGCAGCCAGCCGCCCAAATCTTTAGCTGTCGAAGCCCATTAGGTCCAAGCGCAATGCGCTCATTATACCTGATAAGGGCTTTCTGCAGATCTGTACCCTGTGGGTTTAATGCAGTTGGAGCTGGGTAGATACGACCTCGCCAGTCAATCGTGTGCACAAAGAATACTGGGCTGGTCTTAAACTTGCGGGCCTCTGCAATGGCAAAACTCGCGGCAATTCTTACGCCAATCGAATTATAGTATGCAGCAATAGCCGTATCTTTTTTCTGTCTCCAAACCTTGATCTCTGATTTAGTCGATCCCTTTGCAATAGGGTCTAACCACGGCTTGGGCCTAGCAGACGGAATAACGCAATCATATCGTGAGTCGTTGCAGTTTATAATACTCTCAGCTAGAGCTAGCGTGTCGGTGTCAATCCGCCACTCGACATTCTGAATTGCATTAACTGCACTCAGAACATAGGAGATGTCGTGATTGTCAAGATTAGGCTTATGCTGTGCCGATTCGCCCACATATTTGATGCATTCAACGCATCCGAATTTGTACCCACCTAAGATTTGAGTTCCTGATTGAACCCAGGGAATGGGTGGACATGACATAGGATGCAAAGATGGCATTCTAATCTCTGCTGTTGATGTCCAGTCACTCAGTAACTCTTTAAGTTCATCTGACTGCTTGATAAAGTAGATCGACTTACTGTCCTTAAAACCGATCTCTAGAGACCACCCAGTATTACTGCATACTAGGGCTTGGATCAGGCGTGTACCCAGCCCTAGTCGTTGAGTAATATCCCATTGTAGCGACCTACCAGTCATCTTCTTGAATAACTTGCGGATCTTCTTATCATCTCCAATAATCTTGTCTAAGAAGTTCTTTTTAAAGCCTTTTTCTTCCTTAGACCGCACTTGATTAATTCGGATTACTTCTTCAAGTTCATGCTCGAGTTTGACTCGGCTTGCAAGCGCACTGGCGCGCACCGTAAGTTTCTGCGACTCATCGCATTTAATGCACACATGCAGTGTAATCAAGGCTAACTTGTATGGGCACATAGTTACATAGGCGGGAGCCCATGTATTGGGGCGACCTCGGCTGGCTAATCCCTTTGTGATTACACCCTGATCATTCTTAATAGCCTGAGCAACAGACTCTATCAACAACAATACAGCCTTACGCTGTGGTGTGGATAGTGTCATGTTCTCGGCTGATCGATGATATCTAGCAACACCTTCATCGATACCTTTTAACTCTCGATCATCCTCCGCCGCCATCAGGCTGATCTTCTCCGTCTCCGATAGATCCTTCCACATCAGTTACCTTCTTTCTGTGTCGTAGCACATAATCGTGGTATTGTGTTCCGATCCAATTGTCGATGTTAGCCCCTTCTTTAAGGGCTCCGTGCTTATTGCAGCCTTGGCACAGCAGTGATCTAGCCTTTCCAGTTTCATGGTCGTGATCTAGGGTATAGCCCGACCGTCCTGCAGATCCTGTGTATAGAACAGCCTGACAGATAGCACATAGCCCTTTTTGGGCAATCCAAAGTCGATGGAATAAGCCCCTTGTCATTCCTTTAATGCCCTGGCTGCGCCATACAGCTAATCGACGTTCATCCCATGGAGGCAGTTTCATTGTGTCTCCTTATCCTTATCCCAAATTCCTTTGTTATATTCTATTGCTAAGAGAGCTGCAAGTCTCATTACCTCTGCAAACTCTGGCAACGCCTCTCGCGCTGCTATATAAACAGCAAGTCGCGCATCTCTCATTTTATCGGCATTGTTAAAGTCTTGGCATTCTGGTAGATTAGAACATGCTACTCGGTACTTATCCATAGCTTCATCCCGCTTGTTGTATGCGATAAGGTAGTCTGGTGATATTTGTTTCATTGTGTCTCCTCCTTGTAGCAGTTCCAGCCCCGACCTTTTGCATAGCCTTTCTGGCTACCCTCACATGGCAGTGTGAGTTCGCACACTTCGCGTCTCGCCTCGTCGCGCTCTGAGCGAAACGCTGTCTCGACTCGGCGTCGTGCATTTTCCTCTACCTCGTCTACCTCGAAACGCTGTTTGAGGAGTTCGTCGCGCTCCTTGCGCAACTGTTCGATATCTCCTAACAGTTGACGCCAGTCATCTGGGTGAATCTTCATATAGGATTCGTCCATTGTTAATCCTCCTCTTCTACGTTCATTTCAATTGATTCACTTCCCCACTCGATCATTCCACTTTCCAAATCAAATAGGTCAACTCCACGCAATTCTTCTTTCGTCCAAACTACTACTGCACAATCCCTCTCATGCAGCCAGCGAATCATCTCAGAGATGATCGCTTGTTCGGTATCCGCGCCCTTGAAATTGGGTTTCTTCATACAGAATACGTCTGTCATTGGCATGGCCCCCAGTTCCCAAGAACACCAGACAGATAGACTGTACCAAACTTATCCCAGTCAGCAAGAACAATGGTAAGATCAGACGACCCTACAAACTGGTCACCGTCAATATCAAACTGATTGCCCATAATAGTAGCATTGGTTGTGGTGCCAGTAACAGGCCACCCACCCACATTAGTACCCCACACAATAGTTTCCTCAGGATAAGAGGTATAGGTCAATGCTGGGATAAAGTTCACATATGTGGTAGTAAACGACTGCACAACCGTAAACTTGAACACCGTCATGGTATCAAAGCCATCGACCATGGTGGCACAGCCGCACAGGGGCGAGAGCCAATAGTAGAGAGCATCACCATCAGCAGGGGGAATGACCTCATTTATTCCACTGAGATCGCCATACCAGCCCTTGGGGGCGGGAAGAAACGACATCAATGCAGGCAGGGTATTAGTGGAGTTGTCGATACCATCAAAGTGAAGGATGGTGTTGTCCCACTTGATAATAATATCAGCTGCATTCATGCGAACAGCAGGAGATGCATAGGCAACAAGAGGTACAGATACCTGATCGCCAATGGAATAGGGACCGCTAGACAGGAGAGAGATGTCAATCAAATCAAACATGTTAATTCCTTGTTAATCGTCGCTTCGACGAGGTTCGGTATCAAATCCAGCCATGTAACCAACAATCAGACCCATGACACCTGAAATAACTGACGCAATCGCACACAGGATGTATTCATTGTAATGCATGTTTAACTTCCATTAAGTGGAGTTTTAACTTCCATGTTGTAGATAAACTGAACAAAGAACGCTGTCGCTTCGGGACAATCCTTGGGAAATCGATTGCACACCAATTTCTTGGCATCCTCGTTTGTAAACGCACGAACGTTGTACATTTCCGCCAAATCGCGACCGTTCTTGTCTGTATAAACCACTTCTACGTTTAGATCTTTCATCTCAATATCCATATAGATAATCCTCTTGTTAGACTATAGTTAGTGTTCGTTCCTCACACTAGAGTCCAGTATATCACACCCTAACAGGACCCTACCCTAACAGATCCCTAATCTAGGTCGATTGGGTCAACTCCGCTCGCAACATGTGGAGAGCCCTGCACCGATCCTTCCGAATAGTTTGGGGGTTAACTCCCCTAATCTCAGCAGACTCATACGCATCCTTACCCTGAAGAAAGAGCAGCATGGTATCCCGCAGAAACTTGGGCAACCTGCTGATCTCAGCCCGTACACGATCCATTTCCTCTACATGAATCAGGTTATCAAGCGCAGACGGCTCGTGTGACTGCTTAGAGCGGGCCTTGGCAACACTATCAAACTTGCGAGCCTTTCCATTGCGCTGAATAGACCGAAGACAGCAGATAAACAGGAAGCCCCTAAACTTAGGGTCATCGTGGCTGACATTCTTACCAATAGCACCATTAAGTGCTTCTGACACAACATCAGCAACTGTGTTGTAGTCACTTCGACCGCCTTTACTTTTAAGAACGGTTCTAACATATGAATGAATTTGTTTCATAGCATATTCCTCCAGTCCTCGTCGGACATCATATCCTTGTCAATAGACCTGTTTCGCTTTGCTAACCATCGGGTTAGAGAGCCATATGATTCAGTATCGTCGTCATCATCGATAGTAACATCGCGTTGCGGAGCTGGAATACCATCACCGCTCACAACCTTAATAAGCGCACAACACAACTGATACGCAAACATTACATTTGTGTGCTCAGATGGTGTGTGCTGCATAAAGTAACCAACCGATAGGTTAGTGCACTCGGGCACAAGATTGATGAACTCACGGCTATCTGTAAACACACCAGTAGAATCGACACTCATATCAATATACCCATCTGATGCATCTGACAGCAGTTTGGCAAGTTCAGTACCCCAAGCATCGGAACAGCATCGAGTACCACATTGATGTGTGATAACAGAATCGTATCCCTTGCGGTCGAGCGAGATGCAGGCATCGTATTGCAACAATCGAGTCTTACTTGCATAGGCCGATGAGCCCACACAACCAACCTCCTCTCCTGCAAAGAATGCATATGTGCCAGGGCAGCCAGCCCTGATCATCATTGCCATGATTGCACAGCCAACCTTGTCGTCTGCGCCAAGAATGGTCTTACCATCCGTTTTCAGCATGTCACCATTCCACTTCATATTGACAATAGTCGGGTAACTATCTGCAGTATCACAGTGTGATGTCCACAGAATATCAACACCCTTTCCAGGAATAGTGACAATGTAATTGCCATCCTTATCAATCTCAGTTCCGCCATATTCATAAGCATCCCTAGTGCCAGGAGCCCCGCCAGAAGGTGGGGAAGGAAGATGAGGCCATACATATGGCTCACAGCCATGAGGAGAGGTAATACGACACATCGACGTGAGAGTATCACGGAATTTACGGTAAGTAGGAGCCCACATTAAACAGTAACTCCTTGAGAGTTAGAAGAACCAACAGCATGCCAACCAACGTGATTTTGGACACGATCCAAAACTTCTTGACTAAGACTTGAGTAAGTAAGATTAGGATCAACCTTATCTCGAATAGACCTAAACAGGTAAATCCACCTCTCTCGACCCTCTGCGTTGCAAATTCGAGGAGCCGACGCATTAATAATATTACATGCTTTCGACTCACTAATGCAAAATCTTGCATTGCTATAAGCCAATGCAATTCCACGAACTTCATAAGAATCATTGGCAATCAAGATAAAGTTGTCAATGATCATGAAGAACCGACAGTTGTGACGCGATTTAG